CCTTGCTAAGACAGCAAACAAAAAGTTTGATCAATTTCCTTTAATTGCTTGCACAGAAATTTTACCATGGGGATTCAGAGGATTGAACTACCATTGGGGAACCTTAAGAAATTACACCTGGCAAGAGGTCGCTGGATTCCTACACGTTGTAGAGAATGATGAAATAGATTATTTAAGATCTATACCATATGCAAACATCCTAACTAAATAAGTAAAAAACTGTGTCTGATGTCTCAGAAGACTAGTCCGAAAAGTAATATAGTTGTAAATGGTGTCACGTTCACCGTAGCCACGAAGGTGAGAAAATATAGTGATGGCACATATGAAACTACAATATTGGCATACGAGTCTCCCTCATCAAGCACAGAAATTTTAATCGCTGAAAAAATAGGAAACAAGATAGTATTCAATGACTATGATTATGACTCATCATCGATTGGAGAGGCGAATGGAAATATACTCAAATCGCAAGCAGGGTCAGCAGCACTACTAAACACATCAAAAGAACAAGTAGAAAGTGTAAAAAGTAATTTTGCAACCACATCTGAAGAGATATCTGCATATGATTCAATGAATGGATCACCTAATCAATCCACTGACACCACTAATCAAGAATCTACATCTGATACAGGATCTACCGTACCATCACCAGCAGGTCTTCCAGCAGGATCGCCAGCAGATGATCCTACTGGGGGTGCAAAACTCACTTCATTACCAGTCGCAGTAGGAGAGACAGAGATAAATGCATCTGACTTCGTGTTACGTTATCCATTTAATCAATCTGATAGCACATATGATTTTATAAAAATTCGACCCTTTGAATATACACCTTCCCTTAATATTAATAATCCCACAGGATCGATAAGATCAGTGGTTAATAGACCGAAAAATTTCAGGGATGTGACGATATTATTGCCGATGACTCCAACAATCTCTGAAACAAACTCTGTTGGATGGGGAGAGGATAGATTAAATCCAATTCAACAAAGATTTGGTCAGGCTGCTTTAGAAGCTATAGAAAATACATCAAGTGGTGATTTTAGGGGGGCATTGAAATCACAATTTGAAGCAGCCGGTGACTTAGTGAATCAACAAGGAGTAGGAGCATTTATTAAGTCTTATTTTGCAAGTCAAGCGGTTAGAGCAAATCTTCTAGGAAGAACAGGTGTAGTTGTTAATCCAAATCTCGAACTTCTTTTCCAAGGACCAAAACTTAGAAGTTTTAGATATACTTTTACATTCACACCAAGAGATCCAAAAGAAGCATCAGTTATTAGGGAAATTATAAAGACCTTTAAAAAAACAATGGCAGTGAAAAGAACTCAGGGTAGTAACTTTATATTGCCACCCGACCTTTATGAAATTAGATATATCTTTAATGGAGGAACTGATCATCCATTCTTAAATAAGATTAAACCATGTGCATTGACAGGTTTTAATGTTAATTATGCACCTGATGGAAGTTTTATGACATATCAAAATGGTTCAATGACATCTTATGGAATTGACATGCAGTTTGATGAAATTGAACCTATCTATAATGACGATATTAATGAAAATGTAAATACCTCAACCATGGGATTCTAATGGCTAAACCTTACTTCAGACAAGTTCCAAACTTCCAATACGTCAATAGGAAACCAGGAGATAATAGTATCTCTAATTATGAGGAAGTAAAAAATATTTTTAAAAGAGCAAAATTAAGAGAAGATATCTTCACTGATCTAACATTCTTCACCAAGTATACAATCGTTGGTAATGAAAGACCTGATAATGTAGCAAATAAATTTTATCAAGATCCGACTCTCGATTGGGTTGTATTGCTCTCGAATAATATTATTAATATTCAAACAGAGTGGCCATTACAACAATCTGATTTTAATGATTTTTTACTTGATAAGTATGGTGATTATGAGACAATCGGTAAGGTTCATCATTACGAATGCACTGGGGTGAAAAATGAAGCAGGTGTCAGTCACTTTTTATGATTCTATCCTTGGTCAAACGGTCACAAGAACAAACGTCACTGAAGCAGTAACAAACTATCAGTATGAAACTAAAATCCAAGATGACAAAAGAAATATTTACGTTTTAAAGGCAAAATATCTTCCTGTAATAATAGATGATATAGATGCGCTAATGCCATATAGAAAAGGTGGAACTCAATATGTGAGCCCCACCTTGAAGAAAGCAGATAATATTAAGTTGTTTGAGTAATCACTCCTCAGCGAGTTTCTGGAAATAACTCAGAGCATCGTCTTCGTCTTCACTAGAGGAAGACTTGGGGGTGATGTCAGGAGCATTGAAGTCTGCTTCAGGTGCAGAGGGTTTGCTTGACTCAAAACTAGGAGTAAAAGAACCTCGACCTTCACTCTCATCCTCAAGGGATTCATCCATGCGAGGAGCAGATCGCTTCTGACCCAGAACCATCTTCAGACGATTCTCAAGGTCTTCATAAGACTTGAACTTATCGGAAGCAACAAGATCCTCAAGAGAATACTGCTTCTTCCAAATTGCCTCCATAGCTTCGTCGTCATCCAGAAGAGGTGCGACACGATCAAACTCAGACGAATCATAGTTCCAGTAACCTGCAACCTTCTTCAGTTTCAGTTTGAAGTTAGCACCCTGCCAGAAGTCAAAGGGATTGATAGGAGTCTCATCCTCGAACTCAGGTTGCATGGCTTCCATGATCTTGTCGAAGATCTTCTTACCATACTTAAACAGGAAAACCCTTCCTTCGTTTTCAGGATGTGCTTTGTCTTGCACAACATAGATGTTGCTGTAGTAAGACAGTTTACGCTTCTGCTTACGAACGATATCTTTGTTTGCTTCGGTTCCAGTGTTCCACAGATCACGGTTGTGTTCGGATACAGGATCTTTCTGACCAACAGTAGTCAGAGAGTTCTCAATATACCAACCACCGGGACCTTGGAATGCATGTGAGTAAAGCTTTGCCCAAGGGAGTTCTTCTCCTTCGGGTGCGGGAAGGAAACGGATGACTGCATATCCATTGCCAGTCTTATCCATTTCAGGTTTCCAGAGACGGTCATCTCCACCGCCGCCAGAATTGTTCATCTTCTCAACTTCCTTAACCAGTTTCTGAGTAAGGGAGCCCAGAGAAGATTGCTTCTTAAGATCTTTAAAAGACATGATACCTCGGATTTGTACGGATTTGGCTTTTGTGTACTTCGTTATTCTACCGGTCTGAACCGGTGTTGTCAATCTGTTTTTTCATGGTTTCCAAAAGAGAAGTCATATTTTTAAAAATGATATTCATGTCAACATCAGGGGGCAAACCGATTAACATTGCAGACTCAAGGATTCGATCCTTCATCTTCTTAGCATCGGGATCATCTGAAAGACTCAGACGGGTGTAAAGAATTTTTTGTTTATCAATAAGTCTCTCAAGGAGAGAAACATGAATCATCTTTTGCTCTTTACTCATTGACGGGAAGTTGAAAACACTCCCGTAAACTTCCTCCTGAAGTTCGCTTATTTCGACCATCTCTGATCTTACAACTTCGGAATCAAAAAAACTCATTTTTCTAAAACAGATTTCTTAAGGATTTTTTTATAACGAAATACATCAATATTTAGAAAGGGAGAATACTTTCTCATTCTAAGACTTACGGATTGCCACACCGGGTCAGTTAATTTGCTATCCCATTCTTTCTTGAACCCAAGAATTTGATCTAGAATAACTAAGGTTTCGATTGATATATTTTTTCTCAAATATTCTTTGAGAATTTGTGGATGTGTAGTTCCATCCAAAGTAAACATTGAGTCAAAGTTTTTATCAGAGAAAATAGATTCTACTTCTTCTGTAAAAATATAAGTAAGTGATTGATTTCTTTTCTTCCACTCGGTGTATCTATCTTCACCTTCTCTCATCATCTCTCCAATCCAGAGCTTACTTGGATCAGTGCAGGTGATGAAGTTGGAAACAAAAAAGTCTACTACTTCTTTGTCGTTTTTATTTCTTGCTAGTTTCTCAAACCAGAAGCGATCCTTACGCTTGTAGAATGATTGAACAGTTGCACGACTCTTACCACAGTATTTGTGGTAGTCATATTTTTCTTTTGTAAAATGATTTTTTAGTGACAAATAACAACGATAAGCATCAAAGGGCATCATTTCTATAGTGGTAGTTTCGCTCGTGAACTTTTCTTCAGAAAGTTAAGTTCCATTGCTTCATATTTTAGTTTTTCCTTTAATGGTTTGGTAACCAGTTTAGGAACAGATTCAAGATCAATGCTATTCTGTTCGCAAAAATAAATTATAGCATCGATATAATTCATCTCAGCGTTCTTTTGAACGACAGATTCGATCTCTTGAACAAATCGAGATGGGCAAAAAAACTTGTTTTCCAACGCTTTTTCTAACTCATTCTCCATCCTTTGACCCAGTATTGTGATGTACAAATTCTTTGATGTAGCGAACTAGTAACTTAATATAATCCTCTTTATTCCTTTTGTCAAACACCTTTACATCGCCACCAGGAGTGACCATCAGAGTGATAAGTTTTTTCACAGGAATACCAGTCATTTCATAATACGCAGATGCGTAAAACATCTCCTGAACAAAATAGTTTTCCAACCATTTTTCAGGTTTGATCTTTTCAGATGTTTTAAAATCTATGACTGCTAATTCCCCTTCGTATTCTCCAATGCAATCAACCCTACCCGCAAGACCAAGATACTCTGAATAAAGAGTTCTTTCTATAGCGTGTATATTATTTATCTTATCCAGATATGGCTTAGCATGATGAAACATGAACTGTGTTGCTGGAAGAAAGTCATTCCAATTCAACTCTAAGTTCATTAGATATGCTTGTGCTGCCTCGTGAAAGTCAGTTCCCCTTGTGGTTGCCTTCTTTGTAATACGATTTGCTTCTTCAATACCAACTCGCTTTCGCCAGTCAATAAAAATCTGTCGATTGTAGAAAGAAGTTACAGACGTAATAGAAGGCACCCACTGACCATCTGGAAGATTATACAAGCGGATGCCGTTCGTTTCTTTTTTGTTTAGTTCAATGTCACCGAGATAATTATGATGAATAAAGTTCATAGATTTAGTTCTGTTTTTGCAATCAAGTATTCTTTACACAATCCAGAGCGAACAATATCTTCAACTCCAAATTCAACAATATCAACGGATGGCATCACTCTAAGAATTTTCATGAAATCAGCGATTCCATTTCTTTCGTTCTGCTTAACTAAGTCAGTCTGAGTTGCATCACCACAGAACATGATCTTAGAATCTTCACCGATTCTAGTAATTATACTATCAAGTTCATGGAAATTCAAGTTTTGAAATTCATCAACAATAATGATAGCACGATCAAGTGTTGTTCCTCTGATGAAAGAGGTAGACCAGAATGAAATGGTTCCCTGAGTTTTTAGGTTGCCATAGAGCATTTCAAAGTCTGCCTCTGTGGGCAGAGAGAACATGTATTTCACCATGTTCTTGTATGGGATCTGATAGATGTCAGACTTATCCTCATGGTCTCCAGGAAGGAAACCAATCTCTCTAGTTGCTACCAGCGACCTGACAATGTAGATCTTCTCAAAAGGAGTGTTCTCATCTAATACATCTTGAAGAGCATTGTAGAGAGTGATAAATGTTTTACCTGTTCCTGCTGCTCCATATGCTACTACGTTTTTATCATCAGCATATGTATTGAACAGTTTCTTTTGATTTTCAGTGAGAGGTTCAATTTCCCTCATCAAATCCGTATTGATTGGTTTGCGCCGCTTCATTTGTTTAGCGGTCAAACCGACACCAATCGGTTGGTCTCTCTTTCTTTTTGCTGGCATAAATTAAACAGGTTTTACTCGTGAACCGGGTGCTTTAGATGCTTTGCGTAGAACTTCGTTCCAACCAGGATGCTTGACACGAAGTTTATCATAAATTTCTCCAAGCTCACCACTGTTAGGAGCGGTGGATGGATCACTCCAATCTCTATCCCATTCAGGATTGTCAATTTTCCACTGATCCCATTCGTGAACGCTAAGTTTTACTTCCTTTTGCTCACCGGTTTCTTTGTTAATAACAGGATACGTTGCCATAGGTTAATCAAATGTAATATTATTTATTCCACTCCATTGCCTCTGCTACAGAGGGAAACTGTTCGCAGAAAATCTTCTTAGCACCCAAAGCGATATCCATATGCTCCTTCTGTGTGCCATTAGCAGACCGCAATTCAATATAGTGAATCCATGAACGAACTGATCCCGTCATGTAAATTTTAGTTGGCGTTGCCAAAGGAAGCACAAAACGAGCACACTCCTTTGCAATCCCCTGATCAAGCATATGCTTGTAGATATCCATGGCAGATTGAAAATGTTTCTTGATAGTAATCTCAAGCTCCTGCCTTAGGAAAGGATCAACGTCATCAATTGAGTTCTGACGATTCTTAGTATCTTGACTACGAAGGTCAAACATAGGAATCTCTTCTGCTAACAGAGAACTGTCAGCATACCGTTGTGAAAATTCTTGATATGTGAAGCTACGGTGTCGAAGCACTTGAGCTGCGATTCCTCTGGTAGTATTGATCTCTAGAGTCATGTATGCCTGCTCAAAGATACTCCAGTGCTGGTGCTTTACACAATACTTGAGCAGACCAGAGAACTTTTCATTCTCCTGGTTTGCTGGGTTGCTCACACGGGCACAGTATGCCATGTGTTTCTCAGCATCAGGTGTGACACTGATGAGTTTAGTCGGGGTATCCGTCATCGTCATAAAATACTTCGTCGTAATCTGTAGAGGCGTAAGGAATGGGATCATCAAAGTTCTCCCGTTTGTCAACATAAGATTCAGGATCGGAATATACTTCCGATTCAAGTGCTTCAACCAACAGTTTGAGATTCCTTACTATAAGTTTTAGTCTATCTCTTTCCATAAAAAATGGGAGGTTACCCTCCCATTCTAACACTATTCAGTTAGTTTCGCAATCACTTAACGTAAGTGCGACCACGGTAGCAATAGGTGCCGTGAGTTTCCTCACCTGCCTCATGCACTTTGCAGTCAACACCACGATATTTGGTGATGTTGATTTGAGCATCATGCAGTGCTGCTGCCTTGTCGATTTGCTTCTTGATCAGTGTAAGGGTGTTCATGGTAGTTACTCCTGAAGTATGGGATTTTTGCCCCGTTCCTTCAGTCGTTTGCGTCTCCGAAGAGATGAACGATCCGTTCCGCGACCTACTTGCGTCCCACAGAGTGGGATGAACGTACAGGTCTATTATAGACCTCGTATATTATATAGTCAAGTAGTTTTGTATAACGTGTTACAAAAACATACCTTTTTCTGACATGTACTGGATGGTCTCCTTCAACGTGCCACGATGCTTGAGACCAAGAGCAATCTGAGGATACTCTGCGTCTTCACCGAACTCAGCACGAAACTCTTTGTCTTTAAAATCAACATCGAGTTTGAATTCTCTAACATCCTCATGGGTTGCTTCAAGCAACATGCGAGCACGTTCGCACTCTTGACTACCGTTAGAATAGATTATTGATTGCATCCTTCTCCATCCTCCTCGTACTCGATTACAATTCTTTTATAATTTCTACCAGTGTGATCTACACAAGTGATGTGAGCCAATGTGCCATCCAACTGATCAGAAATTTCGTGCAACTTACTCCAAGGAATCTTTTTCTCAGTCACGTTTCCTCCACTCATCAATTTCATCTTGAGTTGGAATATTTATTCGGAAGGGGAGACCTTCTTCCTCAAACTCCTTATTCATTTTTTCATAGGTCTCAGGAGTAATCTTTTCAGTCACGTTGCCTCCAGTCGTCGGGTTTATCTCTTTGAAACCAATCTACAATTTCATCTGCACCATCGAACCCCGTCTT